TAAAAAATATTATTACAAGAAATGAAACTTATGTTAAATATAGATTACCATTTACAACTGATAGATATTTGATAAGATGGCATCCAAAGTCGGGAACAGATATTCATAAACATAATGGTAAAAAGTGTGATTATATAATGATATGGGGTACTTTACAAGAAGTTAGATTTGATAGTGATAATATAAATAGTTTACAAGATATTCAGCAAATTAATATGTTTAAAAAAATTCATATAAATGATAATATAGGATATCATCAAATATTTAATTTAGATAATATGACAAAAATTAGTATTCATAGATATTATGATTAAACTTTAATTTTACTATGACCTGATTTAGTTAAAAATCTTGGGTCTATTTTATCGGGACATGTTGCTATCTTTTCTCTTAAATAACATACGAATGAAATTCTAGCATATTTTTCATAAATACCGACAGTTCCAACTTTAGGATTATCTTTAAAAGCTGATTCTAATGATTCATTATATTTTTTATCTTCTTCGGTTTCATAAATAGGAGTATTACAATGCCATTGATGAACATCCATTGCTACAAAATCATTTTTTCTTAAATCTATTGCTACACCATATTGTGGGAAAATTGTATATCCACCATGATATTTTCCTCTTTCTATTACTGTTAAATTTCCAAATCCACCTTTAAAATCACCTGCATCGCGATGCATTGCTGTTCTGAAATTTCTATTAATAGTCACAGTTGAGAAACTTGTTTTCGGTATTTTTAAATGAGGTTTAGTATTTGCTCTATTTAATTGTCTATCATGAGCATCTGGTATTAATTTATGAAACATTTTATCAATATGTTGAATAAATGGTAATCCTTTATTATATTTCTCAAAATTAGTTCGTGTAAAATGAGTTAATCTACACGGCAATTCAGCAAAATTTTTTCCAGATTCATAAAATCCAATTGGATTAGATGCTACCTGATTATTTACTTTCATTTTTGATACACCATTTTGTTTTCTTATTAATAATATTAAAATATCATGTTTTGATATATCTTCTTTATATTTAATTTCTAATTCGTCACATTTCTTACATAATTCACATAATTCTAATGATGAATATAAATCATGTAATTCTAATCCTTTTGGATTTAAATATCCTGTACTCCATTTTTTTGTATCAACTAATTTCCGTTTACTCCAATATTGACTATCTGTATCTATCAATCCAGCACTTGCTCCTCTTCCACGACTAGCTTTTGCTAAATCTTTATATGAATCCCATCCAATCTGTATAAGATTATCCGGGATACATTTCTTTCTAAATTTTAATAATAAATGTTTATTACCTTCATCATCTAATCGATAAACATCTGTATTCGAATTTATAATTGGATATTTAATATCTGATTCATCAAACCAATGACCAGCTTTTTGTTTAATTTCTTCATCATTGTAAATCTTATTAATAAATAATAATCTCGGTCTACCCATATTATTAATCATAATACAGAAAAAAATTTTAATTAAAATAGACGAACAAATTTTAAATAAAAAAATTTAAAGATTTAACATAAATTAATAATAACTGATAATATGATTACTACACATGGAAAATTTATTGATTTAGCACCTAATATTTCGCGCGATAAATTAGTAGTTGAGTGTATTTATAAAAATGAGAAGCTCCAAATGAAATATTTAGATGAAAATGAAGGCAAATATTTTTATTATACTAAGGATTTTTTTGATTTAGAACCTAATATTGTTTATCATAAATTAGCAATTGAGTGTATTCATAAAAAAAATTTTAATGAAGATAAAGTTTTTGATTATATGATAGATTTATCAAAACTAATGAATATGAATATTGATACACATTATGGTATCGATTTTGATTTATTTGATAATGATGTAGAAATTACTACATGTCATCGCAGAGCACCTTCTCATATGATTTGGAAAGAAAATGGTATGAATGTATATACATGGAATAAAGATGAAAATGAAAAAAGACCCAATTTTATGAGTATTAATATTTATACTTGTAAAAAATTTGTGATTAAAGATGTTATTGACTTTACAAGATTAACATTTAGTGATGAAATTACTGATATCACTTGGAGAGAATAAATTTGATTTATCTTTATTTTTATTTGAATACAGATATAAAATATATTCATACAAAATATGAGTTCAGAATATGAAATTATTGATATAAAATTAGGTACAGATTGCAATCGCAAATATTATGAGAAGGGTGGGAGGGAAGGTCAGCGACGACCTGAAATAACAACAGCGGATAATAAAATTCATACATTTGAGAATAAAGAGGTTTCCGGTCAGCTCGGTATATGGAAGAAATTTAATCGCGACTCTGCAAGAGAACTTTTAGGTGAAGACAAACACGACGAACTGCTTAGAGAGCATCCAGGCGCGCAGTGGATCGCATTAGGGGGGTGGGATGGAACCGGCACTGAGTCACCACATTTATATAGATTCAGATGGAAAGACGGTAAATTTTATGCCTCACCACTGAATTCCTATGACAAAATCGCCAAATACCTCTATGAATTTTATATAAAAATTAATAATATATAATATATTATATATGACTAAAAAAACAATAAAAAAATCAAATAATAAATCAGTAAAGGTAGTTCATCAAATCTATGGTATTTTCGATGATGGTATTCCTTTAGAAGATATTCCAGTTTTTTATGAAAATGTACAAAAAACAAAAGCATTTTGTAAAAAGCATAAATATAAATATAAAATGTGGAATTTATCACAATGTGTAAATTTAATAAAAAAATATTACCCTGAATATTTATCATTGTGGAATGCGTTTACAGTACCAATTCAGCGTGCTGATTTTGTAAGATATTGTATTTTACATAAATATGGTGGTATTTATGTTGATTGTGATATTCATCCATTAAGATCATTAGATGATTTATTTAATAAAGATTATTTTTTTGTAACATGGCATAATGATAAACAAAAATTACCTTATAATGCTGTAATGGGATCAAAGAAAAATCAATCTATTTTTGTAGAAGTAATGAAACATTGTAAAGAAAGCTTTAATAAATTAAGAAAGAAATCAATATATAAAACCTGGAAGGGTAGATTTGTATTTCAGACAACGGGTCATAGAATGTTAAATAGAGTTTTAAAAGAGCAGAAAGTAAATAAAAAACAATATGTATTAGATGTTTTGCGAGTTAAAAGTAAGAGTGGTAAAATTGTAAGTGGTCGCAATCCTTATTTTGAGGATTCAAATGCTTCAGTATGGTTTCAGGATAAAAAATAAATTATTTTTTTAATACTAAATATACAAAATATAAGATTATAATTAATACACTTAATTTGAAACACATTTCATATAATTGTGTATTTTCACTCCCTGATATATAAATGTCAATTGCTGTATCATAATCTAAAATTTCTTTATTTAATTCTTTATTTACACTATTATGAATATCTACAACCCATTTCATTAAATTTTCTCTACTATCTAAATGATTATCTATAGGATTTTCTAATAAATTTTTTTTATAATTTCCCGCACATTTATCGCAAGGCAATACATCTTGCAATGAATAATAAAAATTTTTATATAATGTTTTCATATTATTATCAGGATTATCTGGGTAACCAAGTGAAACGTAATGCATAAATTTCCATCCATGGGGACCCCATATATCAGGTTTAATAGAATTTTTCATATTATAACATAAAATAATATTTTTAATTTAAAAAGATAACAAGGATTATTAAAAGGGAGTTATGGATTTTAAATCTGTTTATTGTAATAATTGTGGTGGGAGGGGTCATTTATATAGGGATTGTAAAAAACCAGTATCTAGTTATGGTAATATAATTTATAAAATAGAAAATGAAATACCTAAAATATTAATGATACAAAGAAAGGATTCATTGTGTTTTATAGAATTTATAAGAGGTAAATATGATATATATAATTATAAATATATACAAGTATTAATTAATAAATGCAGTATTATTGAGAAAGAAAAATTATTAACTAAATCTTTTAATGAATTGTGGAAAGAATTATGGTTAATAGATTATGATAATTATGATAAAAATAGTGATTATATAAAAGCATTTGATAAATATAATAAATTAAAAAATGGTTATAATGATAAAAATCATAATATTACTTTAAAAAATTTAATATTAAAATCCAAAACGGATTATATTGATTCTGAGTGGGAATTTCCTAAAGGAAGAAGAAATCGCGATGAAACAAATTTGCAATGCGCAAAAAGAGAATTTATGGAAGAAACAAATTATAATGACGAAGATTATACATTAATAAAAAATATAAATCCATTTGTAGAAGAATTTTTAGGTGAAAATAAAATAAGATATAAATATATTTATTATATTGGATTTTTACAAAATTATGATAAAGATATCCATATTGATAAAAATAATAAGGATCAAATAACAGAAATTAAAAATATTAAGTGGTTAGATAAAATTGAATCATTAAATATTATAAGAGATTATCATCATACAAGAAGGGATGTAATTAATAAAATATTTAATCTTATTGATAGTATTAATAATAATGAATATAGTTTAATTTAAAATATTTAATAAATATTAAATATTAATATAATGATTGATATATATTTAAATGATAGTTCTTTAAAAACTTTAGATAAAATAAATGAATGTATATATTATTATGAAAATAAAAATTTATCATATAAAAAATTATATGATGAATATGATAAAATAAATAATATAAAAATCAAAAGGGAATTTTATAAAGAAAATAATTTTTTTAAAAGTGATAGTTTAAGAAAAATTAATAGTATTTTTATGAAAGAATGTTTATTAGAATCATTAAAAAGAGTGATTGAAAACAAAGCTAATAATGAAATTAATGTAAAAGATTCTGAATTAAATGAAGATATTAATAATTATAAAAGTGATTTTAATTATTATCCTGATATTTATGAAAATGATATCTCTAAAAAATTATTAAGTAAAGAAGAATTAAATCGTCATATTATACCAATTGAAACAGGTAATTTAAATGATAAATGTAATACAAAGTTTTTTGAGTTATCACCTCATCAATTATTTTTAAAAAATTTATTATCACCAAATACTCAATATAAAGGATTATTAATATTTCATGGAGTTGGTGTAGGTAAAACTTGTTCTGGAATTAGTATTGCTGAAAATTTTAAAGATGTTTATGCTGAAAAAGAAAATCGTATTATTATTTTAGCTTCACAAAATATTCAAATCGGTTGGAGAAAAACAATTTTTGATCCTAATAAAGGTGATAATCAATGTACTGGAAGTGAATATTTTAATGATGAAGATGATGAACATCAAAAAATATTAAATGATAAACAAACAAAAAAGAAAATTAAAAAATATTATGAATTACATGGTTATGCCGCTTTTGCCAATTCAGTAAAAAAATTATTAAAAAATAATACAAATCATATTCAGGATAAGATTGAGAAATATAAAGCAGAAATTAAATTAATAAAAGATAATTTCTCAAATCGTATTTTAATAATTGATGAAGTTCATAATATAAGAACGGGTGAATCACAAAAACAAGTAAGAGATACAATTCATTATATAGAAATGGTTATTAAACATAGTGATAATTTAAGATTAGTATTATTAACAGCTAATCCTATGTATAATTTATCAAGTGAAATAGTATGGATTTTAAATATGTTATTAATGAATGATAAAAGAACAATATTATTAGAAAATGAAATATTTGATAAGAATGGTAATATTATTGGAGAAACATTATTACAAAATAAATGTCAGGGATATGTTTCTTATTTAAGAGGTGAAAATCCTATATCCTTCCCTGTAAGATTATATCCTAGACATAATACTGAAAATATTATAAAAGCACATGGATTTAAAAAAGATATCTTTAAAAAAGATATAGATAAAGATAAATATTTATCATTTTTAGAATTATATTCATCTAAATTACAAGATAAACAATTAAGAGTATATAAAAATGAAATTGATAAATATGAAGGATTAGAAAAATTAAAAATAGATAATGAAACAGTATTATTACAAATAAGTAATATTGTATATCCAAATACAGAAGATGATATTAATTTAATTTATGGCAATAATGGTTTATTAAATTGTATGAATGAAACTACTAAACATAATAGTATACAATATTCTTATAAAAAAGAAACTATTGATAATTTTGGTGAATTTTTTCATAAGGATATTATTGGTAATTATTCTGCAAAAATAAAATCAATATTAGAAATTATTAATAATAGCGAAGGTATTATTTTTATTTATAGTAATTGGATTAAATCTGGTGTTATTCCGTTAATTTTAGCATTAGAACAAAATGGTTTTACAAAATATGATGGTAAAAAAATATTAAATACTAAAAATAAAATTGATCAGATTTCATATGAAGGTAAATATATGAAAGATTATAAAGATAAAACTGAATTTATCTCGGGTAAATATATGGTTATAACAGGTTCAACAACAGGATTAACTAATCATTTAGAAGAAGAATTAAAGATTGTAACAGGTGATGCAAATAAAGATGGTAAACAAATAAAAGTTATTATTGGATCTACAGTTGCAAGTGAAGGTTTGGATTTTAAAAATATAAGAAGTATTCATGTATTAGAACCATGGCATAATATTAATAAAATTGAACAAGTTATAGGAAGAGGTATTCGTAATTGTTCACATAAAACTCTCGATTTAAAAGAAAGAAATACAACTATTTATTTACATACTTCATTAATAGATGATTATGAAACAATTGATATGTATTTATATCGATATTCAGAATATAAATCAAAACAAATTGGTAATATCGAAAATATATTAAAAAAATCAGCAATTGATAAATATTTTTTCAAAAATGCTAATATTTTAACTGAAAAAGATATAGGCAATTTTAAAGTAGAACCAGCATATATATATAGCGATGGTAATACAAAAATATTTACAGTTAAAGGTGGTGATAAAAAATATAGTCGAGTTTGTTCATTTTCACCAATATGTGATTATATGAAAGATGATAAAAAACCAATCGTTAAAACAGATAAAGATACTTTCCAAATACAATATTCTAGAGGTGTTATTGATATTTATAAAAAAAGAATTCATAATTTATATTTACAAAATATATCATATACATTAAATGAAATTATTACAATATTATCTGAATATAATGAAATACATCTAGATTTTTTATATCATGCTTTAAGAGAAATGATTTATGAAAAATATACATTACATAGTCAAAATGGAGATCAAGGTTATTTAAATTATAATGATAATTATTATAGCTTTCAACCCTATTTTAATGAAGATAAATTATTACCAACATATTATAGATTAAATAAAGGTAATATTAAAAAATTTAATTATGTTATTGATCCTAAAATTAAAAGAAAAAGTGAAATAATTACAGATAAACAATCTTTTAATGAAGAAGTCATTCTAAATACTTATAAGAAATTAAAAGAATTTAAATTTTATGATTATGAAAATGATATTTTAAATTATTTAGATTTAAATACTCAAAATTATATAAAATATTCATATGCATTTGATAGATTGTCATTTGAGGATAAATTAATAATATGTTATACTGTTTTATTATATTTAAAAGATGGCGAATCTTATGAAGAAATGGATTTTATGGATATATTAGTTTTAATCTGTGAGAAATTATTTATTTATTATGATAATGAATTTAAATATTTTAATAAATTTACAGATATTAATCGCGATAAATTAACTGGTATATTTTTATTTCATAATATGAATAAAACACCCGTTTTTTATTATTATAATAACAAGGCTAGAGAAATAGAAATTTATAATAAAGTTGATGAAATTGATATTGTTCGTATGATTAAAAAAAATCAAACTAATAAAATATTTCAGTTTAATGAATCATGGGGATATACAACTTATTCTGATAGAATTAAATTAACTGATCCATTTAATAATAATCATAAAGGAATAGTATTAAAAGTTATTAAAAAAACAGATAAATTAAGAAAAAATTATGTTTATCCTCCTGGTCCTGGATTAATTATCCAAGATCAGTCAACCGGTGCTTGGACCGGTGATAGACCAGTTCAGTTTATTAATGATGAATTATCTATCTTTTTAGATAAAATGAAATCTACCGATAAAGATAAATTTATTAAATCAAATAGTAAAAAAAATTATGTTTTTTTTATTGAGTTATGTTTACGTATGAATAAAAACTTTTTACAAAATGATTTAATATTTATGAAATATTATTAATTATCTTCTATTTTTTTTTGTATATTTTCTTCTTTTTGATGATCTTCTTTTTGATTTTTTTCTTTTTGATTTTTTTCTTTTTGATGATCTTTTTCTTGATTTTCTTCTTTTTGATTTTTTACCCCCTCCAGAGCGTGAGCGTGATGGGTTTTCAGACGCTTGATCGTCCCTGCGAGGGCCGGTGTACCGGCGTGGCGGATTGTCTCTCAAGTAAGCCTCGCGTACCGCACTAGTCTGTTCTGGAGTTGCTCCTAATTCTGGAATAGTTTCTAATGTCGGGAAAACGGGGTGAGTATTTCGTATTAGGTGTCTCAAATTCACCCATCCCTTCTGATCATCTTGCAGTAATCGGCGCTGCCGCGCTGTGAGCCGGCGACCCATCGCCGTATCGCGGCCAGGTATCTCATAGCGCCAACTAATATTAATCATATCTTTATCCTCGTATCTCTTCCTACATATTATGTTAAATTTCACACCTTGAGTAAGCCATCCAAGCGCGTGGGTCGCTGCGGGTTCATCTCCCAAGGCCCATAGCACCTTCGTCGCAACCACCATTTTTTTCTTCATCTTCTCATCAAAACTAGATTTCACCCAAATACTAGTACCTTCATAAGTATAAATTGGTTCTGGCTCGGGATGCTCTGTCGACAACAGCTTAACTTGACCGGCAGCCCACCGCTCTGCCTCGCGCCGCTGCTGCGCTGTGCTGTGCTGGCTACGTAGAGCCGGATCCAGCGAAGGAGCGTCATGCATCCCGTCCGACAGTGTCGGGTAAGTGGCGGCGCGAATTTTGTCGTATATTTGTGTTTGTGCACTTAGTTCACCGTTATAGGTATCATCTATAAAGGTATGTTCATGGTCAGGGATCAAGACCCGGGATCCTCGGAGTGGATCCCTGGTCCACTGTACACTCTTTGTACCAAATATAAAGCTCAGGGGGGGGGAATCCGGATTAAGCTTAAGCTTACCTAAAAATGTATACACATCTTCGGTACTATATAAATTGGGGACTTGATGCCAATCAGTTTCACGTAACTCCAAGAGTTGGTTTAAAAACGTACCGTTTATTCCGGGAGGATTGTGGCGTACCGTCCAATTCATTGGTATAATATTTTGATAATAATTATATTTTAAATTAAAACGCGGTTGACGACCTGGATAAGGCACTATTAATTGGATCGTCCCAGTAAATTCCATATATAATATATATATATATATTTTTTTTATAATAAATTTGATATTTAAAAAAATATTATTAATTATCTATTATTTTTTGTATATTTTCTCTTTTTATAATATTTTTTTCGTTTAGAATATTTTTTTCTTTTAGAATATTTTTTTTTTTTTGATGATTTTTTTTTTTTTTATTTCTTTTTTTTTGTTTTTCTTTTATTTTTTTTTCTTTTCCCCT